CAGATATCGCATCTGTTCCAGGATTGTGTTTAAATCCAGTGGGGACTTCCCCCGGTAATTGTGCACTTTTCGATGTTGCTTTCGGATTCTTAATCAATCAACCTCCATAGCATTATAAGCTACAGCCGCCAAAGCTGGAGACTTAGTGGCTGCTCCAGTGAGCAGACCACCCAAAGCCGATAAGGCTTTGCGTCCCACATATTTAGCAAATTCCATGGTTCCTTTCTGGGCAACGGGAACTAATGCAGATTTGACTTCAGCAATTGCAGCAGATAAAGTAGGATTGAAAGGAGGTGTGGGGACAGCCAACTGTTGTAAAGAGTCGGAATCAGGAAATATAAACTCATAATGACAAATGAGTTCTATGTCAAGCAAAGTAGTCTGACTGGCTTGTCCACCATCGATACTTATCATTACTCCCCCCCAACCAGGCGATACCCAGGTGGTAACACTTGTTGAAGGATTTGTTAAGACAGGTGTCGTGAAGAAACCAGCAGTTGCATTAATTTGCTTACCAACGACCAAGACTTCACCAACATCGTGCATAGGCACGTCATATTGGTAGTCCGAGTTATAAGTCCTCATATCAATAGCCCCCATATCAACCCCAGTGGTTTGACCAAAACCACGAATACGCAGCATGCCTGTCGCATTTAAGGGCGCACCGACACCACGTACTTTTAGACCATACGAAACAATTCTATAGTTGTTAGGAGTAGTCCCAAGAGGACTAATTCCATTCATTGCTAAAGCAAAAGTAACAACTCCAGCAACAATAGCTGAAGGATTTGCATAGAATTGAGTTAACCCCGGAAGAAATAACATTGAACCGTAACCGGAACCATCGGTTCCAATTTGAAGTTTTGCCCTTGCAGGCAATGAAATACTTCTAGCATTTGACTCATCTGGCCATTTTGATCCAAAAGCAGCATCACAGAAGGGGTCAGTTCTAGAACAAACAGATTCCACCATGGCTTTTGTAATCAAAGGTCGACCTATATTTATAGAGCGCTTAGGAGCGCTAACGACGACCACTTGTTTATTCTGCTTGGCTTTGGCAGAGGCACCTTTCTTGGTGTTCTTATTCTTCTTAGTCATGATTCCTACGGTATATTTATGCCCTTAGAATCTCGACGGGCTCAATAATTGCTTCCAACAATTTCTCAAGAGCCCTCCAGTACGGACTATTTACAAATAGCGTCCGAAACTGGTCATAAAGCTGCTCATCTATGACTTTGTGATTAAACAAAGTCAAAAGCGACTTAAGGACGGATTCAGGGTAATGACTACTAACATTGATTATTTGGCTGCAAAAATGCAGCGGGTCTTCAGGGCCACAGATATAAGTGTCCGTGACCTTGAATCCCCATTGTCCATATCGTAGTAGATAGTCATCCTTGGAAACAAGAAGTTCCTCAAGGCAGTCATCACCATTAGAAACGGCTTTAACGTAACGAATGAAACCATTAATAACAGTTGGGAGAAAACTTCGAACTAAAGTCCCATAAAAAGATGTTTTAAACCTCCCGGACAACAACCAAATCCTGTCGACGTGGAGAACCACGCCATCAGAATTTATTATCATCTTAGAGGAACAGGTATTATGGTGATTAATCAGCGTCAACATCTTATCGATGGAACCGCTGATAGAATCAAAAGTCTCCTCATGAAACCCGCAATGAAAACGAAATTGCCATTCAAGACGAAAGGCAATCTCGAAGATTTGCTGGTTGAATGAATATTCGAACCCTTGAAAATCAGAGTTCATGATGGAACAACCATGAGAAATTAACCTCTTGACGTTGTTTGATCTGAACTTTGAAATCAATGATTGGTCTTGCAACGAAATACCAATCGAAGAGGGTCCAATACCCCAATTGTTAATCAATGAGTCAAATTGTAGGAGCAAAGGAAGTTTCTCAATACAAGAAGCTTCAATCGATTGACTGTAGATGATCCTTGGTTCTTTTGAAATCTTAGTAACTTCTTTCTTAACGAAAGTGCGAACCGGGAAATCGAGACCAAGGGCCACCTTATTTTCAACTTTGGAGAAAGTTGAAACTCTAAAGAGAGTTTCTACCTCCAACAAACTACCACAACTGCGAAAACTGCTTATAAGGTTAGTAACACCTTCTTCAACGCGTCGACGAAGAAGAGCAGGATTCTTTTCGAGAAGCTGAGAATTGGTAGGGTAAATGTAGCAGAAGTCAACACCAGGAGACGACTGTGCTCGAATAGAATTAACTAAATCAAGCCAATAGTCGTCGGAAATTCTGATGGAACCTTCAACAAACAAATACTTAACCCTTTCCACAACTTGGACTGGGGCAAAATCATTAATATACTCACACACTAGATCATGATTCGATGTCATCAACGTAACAACACTTTTCAGTGGCACATGACAAAGATTCTTATCTGAGCGTTCGAAATAGAACTTCATTGACCTCCTTTCTTGCTCCCCCCCTGTTTTGGGGTCTGGGCAATAATCGGAGTATCTTCTAAGTTCATCAATTTCATTGCTCTTAAAACCGAATTCTTTGAGATCTTCCGTTCTTTGAACAACTGTTCCAAATCTTTCAAAATAGGATGTAACTCCTCTTGGTTTGGAACCGAAACTGACTGATTTTGCTCTTGCGACGATACTGGTACCTTCGAAGAAGATCCTTTCTTCTTCTCTTCGATAACCGGTAACGTCGGCATCACTAACGAAATTTTCTCCTTTGGAGGAACTTTCGCCGGTTCTGCTAGACTTGGGACCTTTACTTCCCAGAGCTTCTTTTCTATTAGCGGAAGCTCGCTCCGCTTGGACTTGTTTAAAACTGACTCAGTAGACTCACCGCGCTTTTCAGAACGATTTCTACGGCCAGCTTTAAGCTTGACCCAACCACGCCCAGCTTTGTAGGCATAGTTGTCGAATTCGGGGCTGTTCTCTTTATAAAAGTGAACAACCTCGTTTCTCTTGGCTTCCTCCATATCTTCTTCGGCCCACTCGTTGGGGTCAAATCTAAAGGCACCAATAGATCTAGCTTTACGAATGTCTTCTTCCACTCGAGAAACAGCCCTAACAGCCATAATGTTCATACGATCTTCGTCATCCTCAAAATCTTGGGGAACTGTTTCTCCTATAACAGCTACGTCAAAATTCTTGATAACAGCAGAAAGCATCACGAAGCGATTCGGATAATCACCTTCACAAGCTGAACCTAAATGCATTCCAACAACTTTCTTTTCTTTTCCAAAAAGTTGGCAGACTGCAGCTCCAGAAAACCCAGCCACGGTAGAAGCACCATGGTAATAGGTAAACGTTATAGGAGCTGGTTTTACAAGGCCCTCGGAACTAGCACACCATTCACTCCCGTCTTTAGAAGCAGTAATGTAAATTCTTTGGTCCAGGCGAACAGTACCAGATTTCAAAATCGTAACCTTAAGTTTAGAGAAAACGTTGGCTCCAATTTCAAATAAGATAAAGTCAGCTTCATCACTGACAGAACTCTTAATCACACGAAGTGACTGAGGGTCCACTTCAACACACCCTAGGGAAGAACTTTTGAGTTGAAAAGGTGCATCTTTGATAACCGTCCACACGTGGTACGGCATCAACAAAGCACTGTGATCAACGCGTAGTCCTAAGCCTGACATGTCAAAGCTTCCAATTGTGTTCCTCTTAAAAATTCTAACTTGGTACGATGGAATAAGACCACCGGTAGCAATTATGTCAGAACTTAAAGTAAGAACCTCACCTCTGATGACCTTTTGGGAGGGATTAGTAGGCGCAAAATTTCCCTTATTGAAGGGCAAAATCTCGCCAGCTAACGGTCCTTCCGTCTGGCTATCAACACTAAAGACAACTTCATTCCAAACCAGTGTCTTAAACTGATGGAATGCTCCACGACCTGCTCGTTTAACGAGTCTTGTCATGGGACCCGCAAGCAGGGTCATCACAATTCCGATAACAATACCGGAGATCCTCTTATCCCAAACGAGAGGTTCATAAGAACCAACGTTCCGGATAACAGTATCCCGCGCTGCTCGAACCAGCGCGGTTATGAGTTGTCTCAAACACCACATTAAGCGTATAAACGCTTCAACGACCTCCTCAAAGGCTTTCACTACATTCAAATCGATAATCTCGGTTTCAGTATTCATGAAATAAGTTCTGCTTGCAAACTTAGTTTTG